ATAACTTCTTCGCCATTCGTTACATAGAATGGGCGGGGGTTCTCTGGACAGTTCAGAGTGTCGAAGTACAGAGCCCCCGTCTTATTCTAAGCTTAGGGGAGGTGTACAATGGGCCAACGGCTGCAGTTACACCAGCTCCTTGAAACGTTTACCCCAAACGTATACTTTCAACCGCCGACAAATGTACAGCTGACGTATCCATGCATTGTCTACACCCGCGATTTTGCGGATACAAAATTTGCTGACGACATACCGTACGACCATACCAAACGCTACATGGTCACGGTTATTGATCGAGATCCTGACAGCGATATTCCAGACAAAGTGGCCGCAATGCCTTTGACTCTGTTCAATAGATTTTATACGGTTGATAATTTGAACCATGATGTCTATAACGTATACTTCTAGGAAAGGAAAAAAATGGCCCCTTTGACTTGGGACCAAGTTGGCGAGAGGTTTTACGAGACTGGTGTAGACCATGGAGTTCTCTACCTTCCGGACCAAACTGGTGTGTACAACACAGGTGTTGCCTGGAATGGTCTCACCACTGTCACCGAATCACCGTCTGGTGCTGAGCCCAACGCACAGTATGCAGACAACATCAAGTACCTGAACCTGATCTCGGCGGAGGAGTTCGGAGCAACGATCGAGGCGTTCACCTATCCGGACGAGTTCTCCGAGTGTGACGGTACGGCTCTTCCGAGTCCTGGTGTCGCTGTCGGGCAGCAGGGTCGCAAGATGTTCGGACTGTCCTACAGATCTCGAGTCGGAAACGACATCGACGGGACAGAGCATGGCTACAAGCTGCATCTCGTCTATGGATGCCAGGCTGCTCCGTCGGAGAAGGCATATGCCACAATCAACGATTCACCCGAGGCAATCGCGTTCAGCTGGGATGTCACGACGACTCCTGTTCCTGTCACGGGATACAAGCCTACCTCCCTCATCGTCGTCGATTCGACCGTGGTGACTCCTGCGCATCTTCAGTCCCTCGAGGATCTCCTGTACGGAGTCGCAGCTACCGAAGCAGCTCTTCCCACTCCGGACGCGATCATCGCTCTGTTCGCCGGACCGTAATAACTTCAGGAGGCTAGAGAATGCTCACTATTGTAGTACCGGGCATCGAAATGTTCGATGAGAAGTCTCAAGAGTTTATCACAAAAGGCGATGTGACTTTAGACTTAGAGCATTCTCTGGTCTCACTGTCAAAATGGGAGGCAATCTACGAGAAGCCCTTCCTCGGTAAGAGCGAGAAGACGACCGAAGAGCTTGTCGGTTACATAAAAGCGATGACCTTGACTCCCGATGTACCAAGCGAAGTCTTTAAGAAGCTCTCCGCAGACAATTTCAACAAGATCAACGAGTACATCGAGGCCAAAATGACGGCTACTTGGTTCAACGAGCCTCCAGGAGCCCCAGCAAGCCGAGATGTCATCACGGCAGAGTTGATCTATTACTGGATGATCACTTTCGAGATTCCATTCGAGTGTGAGAATTGGCATCTCAACCGGCTTTTCACTTTGATTCGGGTATGCAATATCAAGCAGGCCAAGCCAAAGAAGATGAGTCGTGCTGAGATTGCTGCTCGGAATCGTCAGCTCAATGCTCAACGTAAATCACAGTTGGGTACTCGTGGATAGAAAGGGGGTGACATGGCGGTTCTTGTTTGGGACAAGCCAGGAGAGAAATTCTATCAAACGGGAATCGATCATGGAGTTCTTTATCTTCATGACGGTACGGTAGCCGTTTGGAACGGTATAACCGGAGTCGAAGAGAGTTCTAATGCCGAATTGAGATCGTTCTACCTGGATGGTTTCAAATTTCTGGAGAATCTTACTCCCAGGGACTTCGAGGGGACATTAAAGGCGTATACTTACCCGGATGAATTTGATTCTGTGAATGGAATTGCCGAAGTCTCCCCTGGGTTGAGCTATTATGAACAACCTCCGAAGAGCTTCAATCTTTCGTATCAGACTAGAATTGGCAATGATATCGAGGGAACGAATCATGGCTATGTTATCCACATTCTTTACAATATTATCGCCAATCCTGATTCTTATGCGTATGAGACTCTTCAAGATTCGGTTTCAGCAATAGAGTTTGGCTGGTCTTTGACCGGAACACCTCCGAAACAGACGAAATTCAGGCCGACGGTTCATATCTCTATCGATTCGATAGATACTCCTCCACAAATTCTGGAGCTGATCGAGCAGAAGTTGTACGGAACGGAGACAAGTGATGCAAGTCTTCCGTCAATCGAAGAAATAGGCGAGTACTTTGGATTCCGTAACGCTCTTATCATCGTCGACTATGGGGATGGTAGCTGGGCTGCTATCGATGAGTCGGATCAGTATATTACTATGATCGACAGCACAACTTTCCAGATCGACAATGCTGACGCCACATATTTGGACTCGGTAACCTATACGATCTCGTCTACCAATGTCGACACCTGATATTCGTGTATAAGGAGGTGAAATGGCTACAATTACCGGTCTTACCGCTCAAAGAATGCTCGATATCGAAGCGGCTTCGGTTGTCGACGGCGAAGTTGTTAGCGGTAATCTTATCCTTACTACTCATGGTGGAACTGATATCAATGCCGGTAGTGTTATCGGGCCTGTAGGACCAGTTGGACCTGTAGGGCCAGTAAGCAGTATTCCAGGTGAGATAAAACTGTGGCCGGGAGGAACACTTCCTGATCCGGCGCAGTATGGCAAGTGGGTATGGGCGGATGGAGCTGTCTATGTCGTTGCGACATATCCTAAAGCTGCTGCCAATATTGGTAGTCAATGGCGAACTTTTGCCGGAGCAAGCGATCCTGGAGCATCTAACTTCAGGGTTCCTGATCTTCGTGGTCTTGTTGCAGCAGGTCTCGATGCTATGCCGGGTGGATCAAGAGCAAATCGTATGACAAGAGCCGTGGCCATTACTTTGGCAGGTAGAACCGGCGAAGAGACTCATGTAGTTACGGTCGGAGAGATGCCCAGTCATGCTCATGGTCTTAACTGGTCTGATCCTGGACATACTCACTCAGTCTATGATCCCTCACATGCCCATAGCATATCCGATCCCGGACATACGCACACAGGAATCAAAGGGGCGGGCTCGACCACCATGAATTACGGTTCACAGGTAGCTGTCCCGGATAACTATCCGATGACTCCTAATGCGGCTACTACTGGTATTGGGATCTATAATGCTAGCACCGGTATCAGCATTTATGGCGCTGGAACAGGAATCGGAGCATCAATCGCGGCAAACGGTAGCAGTGGAGGACACGAGAACGTCCAGCCGACCGTCTTCGTTCCGTATATTGTCTGTCTGAGTGGTTAGTCATGAGACTGGAACTCTCAGGTACTTTGGTTCAACCTGATCCTCTGGTCATCAAGTTCAATGCTAACCAAAATTTTACTCCACAGCAGTACATAGATCTCGGCTATACGCACTTCGACGTGATTTGCATTGGAGCTGGAGGTGGTATGGGTGGAGGAATCGATACCGCAAATACGGGAACTCTCGTCCGAAGTTACGGTGGAGCGGGGGGAGGAGGAGGTTACCATCGAGTTCGTGGCCTCCTATCAGCTTTGCCTGCAACCTGTCCAGTTGTTGTCGGTGTCGGAGGAACGCTGGGAACGGAACATTCGTCTAATCCTGCTTCCACTACTAATGGAGGGGATGGCGGGGCTTCTTCTTTCAACGATCCCACCTGTCGAGCTTCTGGAGGAAAAGGTGGAAAACGAGTCCAGACCAACTCCCTAACATCGGCAACGTTGGCCGATGGTGGAGATGGAGGGGTAGGAAATCGCACTATTGCAGGTGGAGGTGGTCTCGGTGGAACCGCGGGAACTCCTACGGCGACAGGTCCAGGCACGGCGGGTACTGCTGGAGCTGACGGAACTTTCTTCCAAGATGTTGGTAAAGGTGGAGGTGGAGGTGCCGGTGGAGTTGGTAAGTACGGACCTGTCACTTGTAATGCAGCTACTGCTGGGGGAAGAGGTGCTTATAACCCGGGAGATACATCAGTTTACGGACCAGGAGATACCCCTAAAAACGATGCTGCCAGTGGATCAGCTAGTGTCATTCCAGGAGGAGCCAGTGGAGCTAAGGCCGCTCCATTGAATGGATTGCCTGTTGTCTACGGGCAGTCCAAGAGCGCTCGTCAGGTAGGAGATCCGGGTACTGTAATCCTCCGTCTTACCGCGGAATAGCCATGAGCATAACTTTCACCGAGAGAGGCTCGTTCAAGAACACAGAGCGATATTTGTCGAGATTGAGCAAAGAGGATCTGTTTGCCACGCTAGGTCGTTACGGATCGGTAGGTGTCAACGCACTTTCCAATGCCACCCCCACTGAGTCAGGTGAAACTGCCGCATCCTGGTACTACACGATCGAGCAACGACGAGGATATTACTCTATTCGCTGGCACAATCGTCATGTCAATCAAGGCGTGAACATCGCGGTTATTCTCCAGTATGGTCATGGTACGGGAACCGGCGGGTATGTTCAGGGTCGAGACTACATCAATCCAGCGATAAGACCTATATTTGACCAGATGGTCAACGAAGCGTGGAAGGAGGTGACCAAGGTCTAATGCCGACTATCGACGACAAAGTCGTAGCAATGAGTTTCGAGTCGAGTAAGTTCGAATCAGGCGTTAGTAGCGCGATCAGTGCTATCGACAAGCTGAAATCTGCGCTTCATTTTCCCAATGCGGGAAAAGGTTTGGATGACATCAACGCTGCAAGCAAGAGAGTTGATCTTGGTCATATCGGTAGTGCTGTCGACGACATCAAGAACCGTCTAGGCGCGCTTCGTCTTGCTGCTGTCGCCGTCTTCGCCAATATTGCTTCACAAGCCGTCTCTGCTGGTGCTCGATTTGCAAAGTCGTTCACTATTCAGCCGTTGATAGCTGGTTTCCAGGAGTATTCGACAAACCTGAATGCCATCCAGACGATCTTGGCGAACACTCAGGCTTCGGGAGCGAATCTCAACGACGTCAACTCAGCTCTTAACGACCTGAATCATTATTCGGACAAGACGATCTACAACTTCAGCCAGATGGCCAAGAACATCGGTACCTTCACGGCTGCCGGTGTTGATCTGAAGACATCCACAGCTTCGATTAAGGGTATCGCCAACTTGGCAGCCCTTTCTGGATCAAACGCAGATCAAGCATCGACCGCGATGTATCAGATGTCGCAGGCTATTGCTGCAGGATCGGTCAAACTTCAAGACTGGAACTCGGTAGTAAATGCTGGTATGGGTGGTACGGTCTTCCAGCGCGCTTTGGCTACGACAGCAGAGGCGATGGGTAAGCTGAAGGAAGGCGCTGTAAAGCTCACAGGACCGATGAAGAATGTCTCGATCAACGGAGAGGCATTCCGGCAATCGCTGTCGACACCAGGCAAGGCTTCCTGGCTGACTTCGGACGTCCTGACAAAGACTCTACAGCAGTTTACGGGCGATTTGTCGAATGCCCAGCTCAAAGCCCAGGGTTTCAACGATGCTCAGATCAAGGCCATTCAGCAAACGGCCAAGACAGCCCAGCATGCTGCCACCGAGGTCAAGACCATTCAGCAGGTCTTCGATGTAGCAAAGGAAACCGCAGGCTCAGGCTGGGCTCAAACCTTCCAGATCATATTTGGTAACTTCACGCAGGCCAAGAAGACGTTTACCGATATGTCCAATGCGATCAACGGCTTCATCAACACGAATGCCAATGCTCGCAACAAGGTACTGGCCGATTGGGCTGCCCTGGGTGGGCGAACTGTCCTGATCGACTCTATCAAGACAGCTTTCCACAATCTAGGCCTGGTTATTGCTCCGATCAAGGATGCCTTCCGCGATATTTTCCCACCTGTTACGGGTAAAAATCTGATGGACTTGACGAATCAGTTCAAGAGTTTCGCGGATGCGCTCAAGCCCAGCCAGGACACGATCGACAATCTCAGGCGAACTTTCAGAGGTCTTTTCGCCGTCTTGGACATCGGAAAACAGTTAATTGGCGGTATATTTACAGTCTTCGGTCAGCTTTTCGGAGCAGTACACGACGGTAGTGGCGGGTTCCTCGAATTCACCGGGACCATCGGGGACTTCCTCGTCAAGATCGACCAAGCGCTCAAGAAGGGCGATGGGCTTCACAAGTTCTTCGTGGGTCTCGGGACTATTCTCGCTGCACCCATAAAATTGATTCAGCAATTGGCCGGAGCACTTGGCGATTTGTTCAGCGGAGTTGACTCCGGGGGAATTTCCGGACAAATGTCTGGATTGGGCAAGGTTCTCGATGCTGTTGGCAAAGCTTGGGGTAGGTTCATCGACAATCTCAGCTCTGGGAAAGGCGTCCTAAAGTCGGTTTTCGATGCCCTCTCTCAAGGCCTTGCCACTATTGGGCCAAATCTTGGCCAGGCGCTCTCGAGCATCAACTGGGAGTCGGTCTTTGCTGCTATCCGGACGGGATTGTTTGCTGGTCTTGTCGTAATGCTCAGAGACTTCTTCGGTAAGGGTAGTTTCCTGCAGCAGATCAGCCAGGGATTCAGCGGAGGGATTCTCAGTAACATTGCTGGATCGTTCAAGGCATTGCAGGGTTCGATGGTCGCGATGCAGAACAATATCAAGGCCGACACGCTTCAAAAGATCGCGATTGCCATTGGTATATTGGTTGCTGCAATCGTAGCTTTGTCGTTCGTCGATCCGAAGAAACTCAACTCAGCTTTGGCTGGAATAGCTATTGCGATGGGTGAGCTTCTAGGGGCGATGGCCATCATGGACAAGATAGGTAAGTCCGGCGGGTTCATCAAGATGCCGTTCATCGCCGGTGCAATGATCTTGTTTGCTGGAGCCATCGATATTCTTTCTATTGCAGTAATTGCACTCAGTAGACTCAGCTGGGGCGATATGATCAAGGGTCTCACTGCAGTCTCCGGTCTCATAGGTGGATTGACCCTAGCATCCAAGACTCTCTCGGCCAACTCTGCTGGAATGATCCGAGCCGGTATCGGTCTAATGGGTATCGCTGTCGCCTTGAAGATTCTCGCCAGTGCTATGGCTGATTTCGGAGGGATGAGTTGGACCGAGATCGGCAAGGGCATGATCGCAATCGGCGGCGGATTAGTTATTATGGCTGGTGCAGCTCGAGCTATGCCGACAGGGATGGTAGCCCAAGGCGTAGGCTTGATCGCTATCGCAACAGGTTTGAAGATCTTGGCTAGCGCTGTAGCCCAATTCGGTGGTATGGACTGGCGAACGATAGGTAAGGGCTTGGCTGCTATTGGCGGAGCTTTGATCATTATCGCCGGTGTTATGCAGATCATGCCTGGAAACATGGTGTTCATTGGCGCCGGGTTGATACTTGTCTCGGTTGGCGTAGGAAAGATTGCTGATGCTATCGGACAAATGGGTGGAATGTCTGTTGGAGAGATCGCCAAGGGTCTGATTGCTCTTGCCGGTTCTCTGACGATTCTAGCCGTAGCTTTGTATGCGATGTCAGGGACACTGGCTGGTGCTGTTGCCTTGGGTATTGCTGCTGCAGGCTTGGCACTTCTTGCTCCCGCAATGGTAGCTCTTGGAAAGCAGTCGTGGACCGAGATTGCAAAGGGATTGATCTCACTGGCCGCAGGACTGACGGTCATCGGTATCGCTGGGGCCGTCCTTACACCGGTTATTCCATCTTTGATCGGTTTGGGCATAGCTCTTCTTGGAATCGGTGCAGGTTTAGCTTTAGCTGGAGCAGGCGTTGCCTTGATCGGTGTCGGTTTGGCAGCAATTGCCGCATCAGGTTCAGCAGCTATCGCGGTTCTAATCGGAGCTCTCATGCAGCTCGCCGAGAAGATCCCGCAAGTTGCCCAGCAGACAATCAAGGGAGCTCTGGAGATCGCTAACCAGCTTGCCGCAGTTGCTCCGAAATTCGTCGATGCGATTGTCAAGATTCTAAACAGCCTCGTAGATGCAGTTATCAAGATCATGCCGAAACTGATGGAGGCTTTCCAAGTTATCTTGAATGCCGCAATAACTGTTATTCATAATAACGAGGGAAAGATCATCCAGGCAGGATTCAACCTTCTGCTTGCCTTACTTCATGGTTTGAGAGATAATCTTGGACCTCTTGTTACCGCAGTAACGGATATTATTGTCAAATTCCTCAACGCAGTATCGAGCAATCTCAATAGAATCCTTACTGCCGGTGAGAATCTTCTCCTGCAATTCGTCAAGGGTATTCTTACGAAGATAGCAGATGTTGCCAGTGCAGTAGTCGATATTGTCGGCAAATTTATCATTGCTGTTGCCAGTCAGTACGGAAGACTTATCACTGCAGGTATTTCAGCACTCGCCAAATTCCTCGAAGGTATCGCGAATGCCTTGCCGAAGGTGATCTCAGCGGCTACGGATGTAATTGTCCACTTTATCACAGGTATTGGTAATGCAGGTGGCAGAATTGTCACTGCTGCAGTCGATGCGATGGTCAAGTTCATCAATACGATTGAGCAGCAATCGGTCAAGTTGGTCAATGCCGGTATGCAGGCGATTATCAACTTCCTGAATGGTATAGCCGCGGGAATCAATGCTCATTCAGGTGAGATGAGAGCTGCTGGTTTCAACGTCGGAATCGCGATTATCGATGGTATGACCGGAGGACTGGCCAGCAAAGCCGCAGGATTGTACAACACGATCTCGGGCATTATGAGCCATGCGATGAGTCTTGTCCATAAGATTCCCTTGGTCAAGTCCCCATCTCAGGTCACTTATGACGTCGGAGAGAACATTATCCTGGGGTTGGTCAAGGGTATGGACAACAATGCTAACCAGGCCTATGCCTCGGCTGTTGCTGCATCTCAGACTGTCATAAACGGATTTAACGATACGTTCGAGACGCATTCCCCGTCCAAGGTTATGTACCGGATTGGCCAATTCGTTGGTCAGGGGTTTGCTCAGGGTCTCAGAGGATCTTCGGATGATATTCGTGGTGCTTTCACCGATCTGAACACAAAGCTTTCGGATGCAATTCGAGATGCTCGAGAGACAATCAAAACCGAATCGGCAAAGCTCAGACAAGAACAGTCGGACGAGGCCGATAAGATCCACGAGATCAACCAGAAGAAGTACAAGCACGAGGCTGAGAGAGTCGCTGCGATTGAAGCAGTGCATAAGCAATATGCCGATACTATCCAAAGGTCAGAAGAACTGATCGCTCAGAATCAGAACGTTTTGGATCGTTCGGCAGCTGCTCGTACCACTTTGACGAAGAGCCTTCAGGACGAGAAAAGAGAGCTCATCGGTTTGGCAAACGAGTACGATCGGATCGGCAATAAGCTTGACGATGCCAATAAGCATCTGACAGATTTGAGAAAGCAGCGTACCGATTTCATCTCGAGTACCGAAGAGCAATATGCAGCTGCTCCTGACATCAGTGATCCGATGACCAAAGAAATTGCCGATGCTAAGGGAAAGATAGCCGACGCCAAAGCCGCTTTGAAAGAAGCCAAGAGTGCTATAGAGCCAGATACCCAGGCAATTGCATCTGCGCAAGCAGCTGTTCTCGATGCTCAACAACAATTCGACGATTTGGTCGCCGGTAAAGTACTAAACGCCAAGGGTACCGGTGTGGATCTACTGGCAACGTATGTCAAGTCTCTCCAGACTCAGACAACGACCGTTGCTGCCTATCAATCTACGCTTCAGCAGTTGAGAAAGCTCGGTCTCGATGATGTAACCTATCAGAAGCTTCTCTCCGAAGGCCCGACAGATCAGCGTTTTGCCGAACAGCTTCTTGCAGGCGGTAAGACAGCTGTCAACAGCTTGAACACTCTTGACGCGCAACTCGGTTCCGTATCTCAGACTCTTGCAACGAACGCTGCGAATAATCTCTACAACGCCGGTATACAAAGTGCTCAAGGAATCGTCAGGGGACTTCAGTCTCAAGAATCGGAGATCAGAAAAGAGATGGCCAAGATTGGGCGTCAGATGATCGCCGCTTTGAAGAGGGAACTCAAAATTAAGTCTCCTTCGGAGGAATTCGCTGAGATTGGTAGATACTCGATGGAAGGAATGGCCAAGGGATTCACCGATTCTACGAATGTCGTTGCTGATGCCGTGGACGGCGCTGCCAAGGACGCCCTAA